TGCCTGGTAATGTGTATAGCAACGATGAAGCTAAGTGGCAAAAGTTCGATCAGCCAAAAGAATTGTCTAAACTTAAAAGTATATTTGATTGGAGAAATTATCCTGAAGACTTAAAAAATCAATGGCATGATTACATAGACGAAGAGTTTGCTCGCAGAGAAGAAGGCTTTTGGTTTAACAATGGTGGTACGCCAACATATATAACCGGAACGCACTACATGTATTTACAGTGGAGCAAGATTGACGTTGGTGCCCCTGACTTTAGAGATTCTAATAGAATATTCTACATATTTTGGGAAGCCTGCAAAGCTGACAAAAGGTGCTATGGTATGTGCTATTTGAAAAATAGACGTTCTGGTTTTTCTTTCATGAGTTCTGCAGAAACCGTAAATCAAGCTACAATATCTAGTGACAGCCGTTTTGGTATATTATCCAAGTCTGGTGCTGATGCAAAGAAGATGTTTACGGACAAGGTTGTACCTATATCTATTAACTATCCTTTTTTCTTTAAACCTATTCAAGATGGTATGGATAGACCAAAGACAGAGCTAGCGTATAGAGTTCCAGCATCAAAGCTTACTAGGCGTAAGATAGACAGTAAGGAGAGACTAGAAGAGCTTGAAGGACTTGACACAACTATTGACTGGAAAAACACTGGTGATAACAGCTACGATGGTGAAAAACTAGCCTTACTAGTTCACGATGAAAGCGGTAAGTGGGAACGACCTGATAATATACTTAATAACTGGCGTGTTACAAAAACTTGCCTTAGACTAGGTAGTAGAATAATAGGCAAGTGCATGATGGGTTCAACGTCAAATGCTTTAGATAAAGGTGGTTCTAATTTTAAGAAATTATATAACGACAGCAATGTCAACAAAAGAAATAGAAATGGTCAAACAAAATCTGGTTTATATGCTTTGTTTATCCCAATGGAATGGAACTTTGAAGGATTTATTGATAAACATGGAAGACCTGTCTTCACTACTCCAAAATCCGATGTTCATGGACCAGACGGAGAACTAATTGATATAGGCGTTATAGATCATTGGGAAAATGAAGTTGATGGATTAAAAGACGATCAAGACGCTTTAAATGAGTTTTATCGTCAGTTTCCAAGAACAACAGAACACGCTTTTAGAGACGAGACTAAAAACAGCTTGTTTAACTTAGCTAAAATATATGAGCAGATAGATTACAACGAAGATCTTAAAAGCTCTTCGGCTGTTACAACAGGATCTTTTCAGTGGGCTAATGGTTTAAAAGATTCTAAAGTGGTTTTTACGCCAGATCCTAACGGAAGGTTTAAAGTTAGTTGGGTTCCGCCTAGAAATTTACAAAACCGAGTAATAGTTAAAAATGGAATAAAATATCCAGGTAATGAGCATGTTGGTGCATTTGGATGTGATAGTTATGATATTAGCGGAACTGTTGATGGCAAAGGATCTAAAGGTGCCTTGCACGGTTTAACTAAGTTTTCTATGGAAGATGCCCCTGCAAGTTCATTTTTTTTAGAATACATTGCTAGACCACAAACCGCTGAAATATTCTTTGAGGACGTGTTGATGGCGTGTATATTTTACGGTATGCCTATACTAGCAGAGAACAACAAGCCAAGGCTATTGTATTACTTTAAACGAAGAGGGTACAGAGGTTTTAGCATGAATAGACCAGATAAAGTTTGGAATAAGCTTTCGGTAACAGAAAAAGAAATAGGTGGTATGCCTAACTCTAGTGAAGATATTAAACAATCACACGCTGCTGCTATTGAAATGTATATAAACGACCACGTTGGACATTTAGGTGACGGCAATTATGGAACGACATATTTTACGGAAACATTAAACGACTGGGCACAATTTGATATAAACAAAAGAACAAAGCACGATGCTTCTATTAGTTCTGGTTTAGCCATTATGGCTTGCAATAGAAATTTGTACAAACCTATTTCTAATAGAGTAACTCAAAAACTAAATTTAGGTATAGCTAGATATAAAAACGAAGGCTTTTCCTCAAAAATAATAAAACGATAATATGTCTAAAGCACCTCATAGTTATTTTCCAAGTCAGGTCGTTAGCGACCAAGAAAAAGCTACAAAAGAATATGGTCTAAAAGTAGCAAGAGCAATAGAGCACGAGTGGTTCTCTGATAATCAAGGTAATTTAGGTGGAAAGTATGGCATGCATTCTCACAATCAAAAAAGCTACCACTCATTAAGACTGTACGCTAGAGGAGAACAGTCAATACAAAAATACAAAGACGAGCTTTCCATAAACGGAGATTTATCTTACCTAAACCTAGACTGGAAGCCTGTACCTATTATACCAAAGTTTGTGGACATAGTTGTAAACGGTATTGCTGAAAGAACTTACGATATAAAAGCATATTCTCAAGATCCTTATGGAGTAAGCAAGAGAACTGAGTACATGGAGTCCATACTAAAAGATATGAAGACGCAAGAGTTTAATGACTACGTTGGAGAAGCTTTTGGAATAAACATGTATCAAAACAATCCTGATACTCTTCCTAAAAGTGAAGAAGAATTAAAGCTACACATGCAGCTTACATACAAGCAAGAGGTTGAACTAGCTGAAGAGCAAGCTATAAACGTTTTACTTGACGGTAATAGGTACGAATTAACTAAGAAAAGATTTTACTACGATCTAGCCGTTTTAGGTATAGGCGCTGTTAAAACTACATTTAATAAATCAGAAGGTGTTAAAGTTGACTACGTAGATCCTGCAGATTTAGTATACTCTTACACAGAGTCTCCTTACTTTGAAGATATATACTACGTTGGTGAGGTTAAAACAATTCCAATCAACGACTTAATAAAACAGTTTCCAGAATTAACTAATGAAGACTTAGAAACTATACAGCAAGATTATTCTCAAAGAGTAGACAACTACTCTGTTTCAGGAGAACAAGATACTAATAAGGTTAGGATACTGTATTTCAACTACAAGACTTACAAAAGCGAAGTATATAAAATAAAAGAAACAGCTAGTGGTGGAACTAAAGCTATAGAGAAAGATGATACTTTTAATCCACCTGCGGATATGGACGCTGGGTTTGAAAAATTAAGCAACCAAGTTGAGTGCCTTTATGAAGGTGCAGTTGTGCTAGGGACAGACAATCTTATTAAGTGGGAAATGTCTAAGAACATGCTGCGTCCTAAAAGTGATTTTACTAAAGTTAAAATGAACTATTCTATAGTAGCACCTAGGATGTACAAGGGCAAGATAGAATCTTTGGTAGGAAGAATAACTGGTTTTGCAGATATGATTCAACTAACACACTTAAAGATTCAACAAGTGATGTCTAGAATAGTTCCAGATGGAGTTTACTTAGATGCTGATGGTCTAGCTGAAATAGACTTAGGAAATGGAACAAACTATAATCCTCAAGAGGCGCTAAACATGTTCTTCCAAACAGGTTCTGTTATTGGTAGATCAATGACTGCTGATGGAGACATGAATCCTGGTAAAGTTCCTATACAAGAAATTAGTACGGGTAACGGTAGTGGAAAGCTTCAAAGCTTAATAGGAAACTACAATTATTACCTGCAAATGATTAGAGACACCACCGGCTTAAACGAGGCTAGAGATGGTAGTACACCAGATAAAAATGCTTTAGTAGGCGTTCAAAAGTTAGCCGCTGCTAATTCTAACACCGCAACAAGACACATACTTCAAGCTGGATTATTTTTGTCTACTGAAGTAGCAGAGTCTTTGTCACTGAGAATATCAGACATTATAGAGTACTCTCCAACTAAAGATGCTTTCATACAAGCTATAGGAGCACACAACGTTGCTACTCTTGAAGAGATGAGCAACTTACATCTTTATGACTTTGGAATATTTTTAGAGCTAACTCCAGATGACGAAGAAAAAGCTATGTTAGAAAACAATATACAGATGGCTTTAAATCAAAAGAATATAAACTTAGAGGACGCCATAGATATAAGAGAAATAAGAAATGTAAGTCTAGCAAATCAACTTCTCAAAATACGTAGAAAAGAAAAAGAAGAAAAAGATAGACAGTTGCAGCTAGAAAACATTCAAGCTCAAGCGCAGTCTAACACTCAAGCCGCTCAGTCAGCTGCTCAAATTGAAATGCAAAAAGACCAGGTGTTAACTCAGTCCAAAGCTCAACTAAAACAGGTTGAAGCTCAACTTAACTCTCAAGCATTAATGCAAGAAGCTGAGATTAAAAAGCAGCTTATGCAGCTAGAGTTTCAAATGAACATGCAGCTTAAGAACTTAGAAGTTGGTGGTATGAAAGATAGAGAAAAAAGTAAAGAAGACAGAAAAGACGAAAGAACTAAAATACAAGCCACTCAACAAAGTGAGCTAATAGATCAAAGAAACAGTGGTAAGCCACCTAAAAACTTTGAGTCATCAGGTAATGATATACTTGGTGGCGGTTTAGGTTTAGATGATTTTGGGCCTAGATAATTACTAATTTATATTTTATATTATGGAAGAAAAAGAAAAAGTAGCTGAAGAAGTTACACAAGAGACTAACGAAGCTACGGTAGACGAGTCGAAGTTCAAATCAGCCGGAGACGATTCGGTTATTAAAGTTGATTTAAGTGCAAAACCAAAAGAAGTTGAGGAAAGTACAGTTGACGACACAGGAGTGGTTGGAAGCGATGAAAGTACCGACGCCACATCAGAACAAGAAGAAGTACAAGAGGAAGCTGAAGCACAAGAGCAACCAGTACTAGAAGAAGTTACTGATGAGCAGGTTGAAGAGGTTGAAGAGCAAGTTGAAGAAGCTATTGCTGAATCAGAGGCTACAGGAAACCCACTACCAGAGAACGTTCAAAAGTTAATGGACTTCATGGAAGAGACTGGCGGAACTTTGCAAGACTATGTTGATCTAAATAGAGATTA